CGTTAGGCCTCTACAATCGGGCACCAGTCGGCGGGGATCAAACTGCCTTTGCCGTCATTGCCTCGCCGCTGTAGTCGCTCTGCGTATTTGTTTCGCTCAGGCGCAAACACACATGTTTCATACGTCCCGAATCGCTGCGTCCGGTAGTGCTCGCACACATGCCCATCTGTGAAATTCGTCGCGCATGTCCTGTTGCCGTTGGCGTCAAAATACGTCTCTACGTCAATGCGTCCGTTTGGCATAACAACTAGCTCCAGTCGACGTAGTGGGCGTCTGCGGTTGGTGTGTAATTCAAGCTCAGTGCCGCGCCCACTACGCGGCTGAGTATGGTCGTTACAACCTCTCCCGCATCTCGGCATAGGCGGTCGTGAGTTCGTGGCGCTGGGTCATTAAAACGGGATCATTTCTTGCCATTGCTGACACTCATTCGATTGCTGATAGTCCGCCGGGGGCATTTGACCGTGTGTAAGGCAGCCGTTTTTGCTGTCGAAGTTTTCACAATTAACGCACCCATGGATTTCAGGCAGCGCCTGCACGATTTTCAATGCCCGCTCCAAGGTCAAGAGCATGTCCGCTTTCTGCTCCGCGCTTATGCCATTCATAATTAATGATCTCCGGATATTTGCCGCGTTCGTCTACTACGATTGATGACGGCGGCAGCGTGTCTTGTGCGCATTCGATAAATTCATCTACGGTTCGCGGGCACTGAAAGCCAGGGGACCGCTTTGTGAACCAGGAGACCGCCTTAGCCCTGGCGATGCCGCCATGCTCCGGGCATACCCACTCCCGGGCACACTGATTCAGGCCGGCCCAATACTCCACCCGCACGGATGGCGGCTTGCCGGGCTTCTCATGGCGGGCGTATGTGACGCCGGTCACCGGGTACGTGACCCAGGAATCCGTCCGGTCGATGTCTGTAGAGAGGATGGCGGCATCGGTGGCGGTGCGCTCGTGCTTGTCGGCTTCCTCGAACGGGAATGCATACCCGCACTCGGGGCACTCGCGGACCTGGGCCGCCACGATGGTGTCGCAATCCGGGCAGTTTTTGGTGGGAGCATCCTGCTTTTCCCGCTTCTGTGGCACCCAGGCCCAAACTTCATCAACCGGCCCATGGCGCACTACGCTGCCGGCGAAATCCAGCACCAGGCAATTGGCCTTGTCCTGCGCTGTACGCATGCCGCGGCCCATCATCTGGACATAGAGCCCTGGGGAATGGGTGGGGCGCAGGAAAGCCAGCAGGTCTGTCGCCGGGGCATCAAAGCCGGTCGTCAGCACGTCGCAATTGGTGACGGCACGCAGGGCCCCGGTCTTGTAGTCTTCAATGATCCGGGCCCGCTCTAGGGCCGGCGTCTTGCCAGTGACGCAGGCTGATTTGATCCCGCGGGACAGAAGCGCGTCGCGGACATGCTCGGCATGGGCCACGCCAGCGCAGAAAATCAGCCAGGATCCCCGGTCGGTGCCATAGGCCTGGATCTCGCCCAGGGCCGCAGCGGTTAACTCGTCCGTGTCCACCAATGCTTCAACTTCTTTCTGAACAAATTCCCCCTGGCGGACATGCAACCCGCTGGTGTCGATCTGGGTTGCCATGCGCTTGGATACCAGTGGCGCCAGGTGGCCCCGGGCCAGAAGGTCGAGAATGCTTATTTCGTAGGCAGTGCCGTGGAATATAGCTTTGTCAGCCGCGGTGATGTCGCCCGTGCCGGTGCGGAATGGCGTGGCCGTCAGGCCGATAATCTTCAGGGCGGGATTAATCTGCAGGGCATCGGCCAGGAACTGCCGATACATGCCATTTTCCTGGATGTTCACAAGATGACACTCATCAATAAGGCAAAGATCAAAGCGTCCAAGTTCCATGGCCCGTTTATAGACCGACTGAATCCCGGCGAAGATGATCGAATCCCAGATGTCCCGGCGGCGCAGGCTGGCGGAATAGATCCCCATGGGGGCCTCGGGCCAGATAGCGGCCAGCTTGGCGGCGTTCTGCTCGATCAGCTCTTTAACATGGGTGAGCATAATCACCCGCTGATTAGGCCATGCCTCCAGCACTTCACGGATAAAGGCCCCGATGATGACGGACTTGCCGGCCCCGGTGGGCAACGTAAGGATGCAATTTCCTTCGTTGCACCTAAACCATTCGTAAATAGAGTCTATTGCTGCTCTTTGATAATCACGCAGGATCATTTGTTTTTCCTTTCTTCAGCATGAAGCTTCAAATGAGCGCTGCCCTGTGAGATCAATCTTTTTCCTGCTCATTCCGTCACCCGATAATCTTTGTGGATCACGCCGCGCTTCTTGTCACCAACCACACAAGGTTGCACAAAGGTGGTGGAACCTGATGGCAGATGGCGGATATGACCGCGACGTAGATGAACCCGGGGGCTAGCGTGCGTGCCACCAATTGGTGGTTTTTTGTCATTATTATCTGACTGTTTAACAGTCAATATTCTGTATTCAAAGAACGGGACCTTTCCTTTCTTTTTGCGTTTTTTATTTAGAAACTTCGGCGGCGTTATTATTTCATTATCATTAACATTTGAACAATTAAGAACAAGGCACATCTCATTTATTGCTTGACATTCTTCTCTTGTTGAACCAATGATTCTTGCTGTTGCTTCTTTTTCTCCATACCTTGAATATAATGCATCGGCTGCCGACTGACCTATTGTCCCAAACATTAGCGGGAGAAAACCAACTCCAACCTCTTTAATCTTGGTTTTCCCGTGTCCGTTGTACACAAATTCTCCATGCATCAGATTCGTTTCTTCAGGGAAAAATGCGCCAAATGGATCAATTAGCCATCTACCTAATGGATCAAAATAATTTATTGGCCAAACATAAATGCCATTACCATGGCATTGAATCCTTGCGGCATCGACAAGGATTTTAGGGGCTGCTTTAGTTGTAAATGCCAATGCTATACGTTTTTTTACAACTGTTTGATCCGGGAATTCAGTAACAAGATAACTAGCCATTTGAAATTCTGCTGAAACTACGTCATACGGCAATTTAAAATAGTCAATGTTCTTCTGATCCGCCTTGTTTAAATTTAAAAGCCTTCCATTCTCTGGGAGAATGAATTTAATGCTGCTGCGTAATAATTTAGCAAACTCTAAAGACATGCTTTTCTCTATGGGATGCATTGGGTATTCATCTTTTTCAATATCTTCTATTGCATGCGCGCAATAATTAAAAGAATTCATTTCTTCCCCTCCCAATCCCCGCAAACCCGCTCAGCCTTTGGCCACAGCGGCAGCTCAATGGCGTTCAGCCACTTCCTGCCGTTGTCGCCGCTTACGCCGTCGCCACCAAGGTTGTGCACGATGTGTTTCATGCCGTCGCCTTCCACGGGGCATGCTCCGATTCCTGCTCCGTTTGGCTCGAAGTAGCGGCAGGATCCGCACGTAACCATGGCATGTCCTGGCCTTGGCTGTTCTGACTCTGGGGCAATCCATTCCCCGCCAAAGGCTTTTTTATGGCGTCCGCCCCGGGATCACCAGCGATGCCTGGTGCGGCATGTAGTTCTTTGCTGGACCAGTGGCCAGGGCCATTCCAAAAAGTCATTCCGTCAGGCTTTTTGTATTCGATTGCCCCCTCGTCAGGCAGTGAATCTATCGCCTCCCATGGAGTCATGGCCGGGATATAGATATGGTCCGTGCAGCCGGCGCGCTGCTGCTCAACGGTGATGTCGCACTTGTACCGGGCGCAGGACCAGCGGCCGTCTCCGTCAGTCTCTGGCGTGGCATGGGCGCAGGTGCGGCAATTGACTTGCGGCAGCGCAGGGGCGTTGTCAGAGGCATGGCAAACGGCCTGATGCTGGCACCATTTGCACTTGTAGAATTCGGGGCTTTCGCTCAAGCGCTCCAGGGGCTCGGGCGATTGGATAATCTGACGGGCCTTTTCGATCAAGGCTAGGGCGGCTTGTTCGTTGGCATTGGTCCGCACGCTGATGGTGTGGCGCCCGCCGGGGGTGGAGCAGGTCAGGTAATGGCGGGCCATGCCGCTGTAATGCATGTACAGCACACCCTGGCCGAAGTAGACGGGATCCCAGTGGCGCAGGGCGTCCTTCTCGCCCTTGTCGGCTTTCAGCTTTGCCAGTTCCGCCTGCTTCTTGTCGTTGGTGGCCTTGTGTTCCCAGCAGTGCCAGGCGGCCGGGGCCTGGATCAGGCCCTTGATAGCGCCATCGGCGTGACCGCGGAAGTGTCCGCCGATATCAACAAAACCAATTTGATTCCCGGTGCGCGGATCGGTAGTGATCAGTTCGATGCCCTCTACCAGGCGCAGCCGGTCGGCCTCGAGGTCTTCAGTGCGATGGCCGTCTTCGAACCGGCGCAAGGTTGCGGCATCGAACGTGGATTCAGAGCACCAGCGGAAGTCATACCAGATTTGCCGGCGGCACTCGCGCCCTATCCCGGACATGCCGAGATAGGGACGGGCTTTCTCCGCATTGCCCCGGACCTCGATAGCCGCGTTCACGGCATCGAGGGTTGGGTCAGTGGTTTGCGGAATGGCAACCATCAGGCGGCGTTCCCGGTGGCCCAGGGCGGCTGGTTGGAAGCCGCAGCAGGTTGCTGCGCGGCAGCCTGGGCCGGCTTGGCCGGCGCTGCAGAGGCAGGCTGCCCTGCCGTTGCCGGGGCGCCAGAGGCAGGCTTGTACGCCTTGATATCGTTTTTGGCGTCATACTGGCCCTGCGGTTCCACGTACTTGACCCGGGCCACCAGGGGCTTTCCGTGGAGCTGCGCGGAGTCCTGGACACTGGGCACGCCGGTGGCCCGGCAGATGGAGGACAGGGACCGCTGCGCGATCTCTACGGCCTTCGGATTCTTGTTGATCAAGTTCAGCCTGTCCCAGCACAGACGTCCTTTGTGTTCGCCGTCGATCACCTGCAGGGTCAGTTCCAGATACTGGCCGGTGCCGTCCTTCGTGGCCTTCATGTCGCTGTCGGTAATCTGCATCAGGTATTCGCCGGCCGGGATCGGGGTGAAATCCTCTGCAGGAGGTACATCGGCCGCGTTAAACGGCCCGGTTGGGAGTTGTGCCATGGTTAGGCTGCCTCTTTGGTTTCAGTGGTAGTGGTGGCGGTCATCGCATCAGCGAAGGCCAGCCAGGAAAGATCGAAAACCGGTGCCATGCTGTAACGGTTCTTGGCCGTATAAGCGGGGGATCCAATAACGGCCATCTGGTTGCGCTGCCCGTCCACCACGGTGGCGCGGGCGATCTTCTTGCCGGTGGCGGCAGAATCCTTGGTGCCGACGAACATTGGGCGGTGAGCAAACCCGATCACATCCACCCACTCGGTGAGCAGGTCTCGGGCCCCGGTGCCCTTGCCGGGCTTGTGCAGCTTCAGCACATACTGATCAATGGGTTCGTGCAGGGGATCATTGAACGCCACTACCTGGGTGTGACAGACCAGGCCGGCGATCATGCCCTTGTTGGCCCGAAGGTAATCCAGGGCGTACAGGATCTCGCGCCAGTAGGTCAGCGCCACCTGGTAGGCTTTGCCGTATCCGCCGTGAGCGGCCTCCATGGTCTTGCGGCCATCTGGATCGGTGGCCAGCACGTGCTGGTGGATCAGGCGTTCCAGCCAGTCGGCCGAATCGATGATCACGGTCTTGAAGTCGTGATCTTCTTTGACCAGGGCGGCCAGGGCGTCGATCACATCCTGATAGGATTCGGCCAGCGGGAAGGCGTTGGCGTCGATGCCGTCCAGGCCGTTTTCAGTCTGGATGAAGATCGGATTCGGGGCCCCGGCAAAGAAAGACGACTTGCCGACACCCTCAAGACCGTGCACCAACACTCGCGGCGGGTTGGCGTGTTTGGTCTGACTGATGGATTTCAGGGAAATAGCCATTAGGCGGTCTCTTTGGTTTCTTTGCGGTCGATGGTGATGGAGGGCTTGCGCGGCGTGAGCGTGAGCGCAGGGCTCAGCGTCTGCCACAGTTCAGGGAACCGCTCGGCCAGCACCTTGGAGGCCTTGCGGTCTTCCTTGAATTCGGTACGAAACGGCCAGTACTCGGCGCGGATGTCGTGGATCATGTTGGTCAGCTTGTCCTGGTCCCAGCGGCGGGTGAATCCGGTTGCCAACTTCAGGTCACCAATCCGGGTGGTGCCCTCTTCCTTCAGTTCGCCACCCACCAGGTCCAGAACAACGGACTCGGCATCGGCCAGGGCCAGCTTAGCGGCATTGAAATTGGTCTTGGCCTGTTCCAGGGCATCGACGGCTTCGTTAATATGGGTTTGATCAAGCTGCGGCATGGTATTTCTCCATTCGTTCTTCAAATTCCAGGGCACAAACGACAATCCGGGACTCATCTAGGCTAGCTAGTGCCTCCTCCCAGTCGCCGGCCCTGATGTGTTCTTCTGCTTTGCGGCAAGCATCAATACATTGTTGCCTGCGCATAACTCGTTCTTCGCTCGGGCTCATGCTTCCTTCCTCTGTATCCGGTGATAAATTGACCGAAGCGGCAGGCGGTTCCCTTGGCTTTTTCGCTTTCTGCCGTGACCTACCAGGCCGCAATAACTGCTGTACAGGCTGCAGGCCAAAAACAGCTTTTGGCACCGCTCGTAGTTGTGGCAGCGGTCACCAGGCATTCCTGGCGCGGGCTTGTCACAAGGAGATAAGCGCATTGCCTCTTCTTTCCTGCGAGTACTCATGCTGCCTCTGGCGGTTCAGGTTGGCTCAGGGGCCGGCTGTACTGGCCCCGGCGGTGGGGACGCTTGGCCTTGTGGCCGTTGCCGACCTGGCGCAGGCCGAAACCCTGAGAGATCAGCCAACGGCAAAAGGCCGGCTCCATGTGGTTGGGGATGGTGACGGTTTTCATGTGCGTTCTCCTTTGGCTTTGGCGATAACGGCGGTTGCTCCGCGGTACAGCATGCTGTTTTCTGGCAATGCTTCGGTGAGTGCTTCCAGCTCGGCCAGCAGTTCCGGTGCCGAAGCGACCAGGCGGGCGTCCTCTTCTGTGTCGCACTCGGCTACGCGGCGGTCACAATCACGGGTCTTGTGCCAAATGGTTTTGCCGTGTCGGGTCCACATAGCAATCACCACCAGACCAACGCAGCAAAGGCGCACACGCCGACGCACAGCAGGCCGGCGACCAACCAATTAGGCCAGGCAGGCTCTTGGTCGGTGGTAAGGTCGGTCCACGATGGATCTTTAAGCGGGTCGCGTCTCATGTCATCGTCTCCTTCATTTTGGGGCAATCGTCTTGCCGAGTTCTGGTCTGCCGTGGCCCGACTGGTGCGGCGGACCTTCAAGAAAATTGCCGGGTATTTACGATTCTGAGGCTCGTCGCCCCCGGCGGCGGACTCGTTGAATTCAGTGCCGGTCTCTCCCGGCTGTCACACAACTGCCCAGGTACTAGCATTGCCATGTGTCGGCTATCGCATTCCCGCCTGGTCCAGGGCGGCGCAGTTCTCCGGTATCCTGGCCGCGTACCATGTTTTACGGGTCTTGGCCCAAGGGGTTCTCCTCCCAGCTTCCGGTGGTAAATTCAGTGCCAGTCTTTCCTGGCTGTCACCGCGTTAGGTGGTTTCTAGCCCACCGTGTCGCACCCATATGCAAGGCCAGCGGTTCTCCCGGGTTCTGTCGCGCCAACAAAGCGCTAAGCTGCTTCTTTCTCTTCGCTCTGTTCCGAGAAGGACTGAATCACCGTTTTGATGACATTACCCCATCGATCCCAGTATTCTTTTGCGTGTACATCCATGTGGGCCACGTCTTCAGTCGTCCACTTAAGCCAATCGGCGTTATCGTAAAATTTGCAACCGATTAGGGTTTTCTCTGGGCCTATGTAAGCGGTATACGGTCCCGTCTGGATGACACACATGTCGGCACCCATCAGGTTGGCACCCATCAGGTTGGCATCCCTCAGGTTGGCACCCCTCAGGTTGGCATCCATCAGGTCGGCATACCTCAGGTTGGCATCCCTCAGGTTGGCATACCTCAGGTTGGCATACCTCAGGTTGGCATACTTCAGGTTGGCATACCTCAGGTTGGCACTCCTCAGGTCGGCATCCCTCAGGTTGGCACCCCTCAGGTCGGCATCCCTCAGGTTGGCACCCCTCAGGTCGGCACCAATCAGGTCGGCATCCCTCAGGTCGGCATACCTCAGGTTGGCACCCCTCAGGTCGGCAT